GCGCCCTGTGTGATCAGGGCAAGCAGCGCATGCGCGCGGCGCTGACGGCCTATCTGACTGGGGCGGGGGAGCAAGCCGTCGCGCAGGCGACCGAAGACCGCAGATAACGGGCTGAATGGAGTACACGATGGCAAAACGTCCCACCTATGGCCCCGACGTCGAACTGGCGGATGAAGATGAAATCAACATGGTGATGTCCGACATGGACACATCGACCGATGAGGATGAGGCCGACACGTCCGAACCGTTCAGCCCGATGGACGAAGACGCCATTGAGGCCATCGTCAGCCAAGCGGTGGACGACGCCATCAATTTCATCTCGGATGAGATCGCCGACAAGCGCATCAAGGCCCAGAAGTACTTCGACGGCGACGTGGACATCGGCGCGGAAGAGGGGCGCAGCAGCGTCGTGGCCACCAAGTGCCGGGACACCATCCGGGCCGTGAAGCCGTCCATCCAGCGCGTCTTCATGACGTCCGAGCGGCCTGTGGAGTTCGTCCCCAGCGGCCCGGAAGACGTCGCCAGCATGGAGCAGGCCAGCCTGTACGCTGCCGCCAAGTTCCGCCAGCACAACGGCTTCCAGATCCTGCGCGACGTCACGCACGACGCGCTGGTGAAGAAGGCCGGGTTCACCAAAGCCTACTGGGCCGAATACGACAACCCGAAGGTCTATGACTTCACCGATCTGGACGACGCCCAGTATCAGGCCGTCGTCAGCACCCCCGGCGTCGAGATCATGCGCGAGAGCGCACGCCCCGATGAGCAGACCATCGCCGCCCTGCAGCAGCAGATCGCGCAGGCGCAGGCTATGGCCCAACAGGCCGCAGCCGCTGGCCAGCCCATCGACCCGGCGCAACTGCCGCAGATGCCCGACCCGCTTCCCCAGTTGCACGACGTCCGCGTCATGCGCCGCAACCCGGCGGGCAAGCTGTGCATCACGACCGTGCCGCCCGAAGAGTTCTTCATCGACCGCGACGCGCGGTCGGACGAAGACTTCTACGTCATCGGCCACCGCACCAACATGCGGGTGGCGGATGTCATCGCCATGGGCATCGATGAGGACAAGGTGATGGCGCTGGATGTGGGCGGTGCCCCCGACATGCGCGATCAGGAGGAAGAGGAATACCGCCGCTACCCCGTCAACCGCGATGAGGACGAAAACGCGCTGGACCCGGCGATGAAGCTGGTGACCATCAGCGAGGCGTACATGCGGATCGACGTGGACGGCACGGGCGTCCCGATCCTCCACAAGTTCCTGCTGGGTGGATCGGCCAACCGCCTGCTGGCCTATGAGCCTGTCGATGACCACCCCTTCGCGGGCTGGCACGTCGATCCTGAGCCGCACACGTACTTCGGGCGCAGCCTTGTCGAGATCATCGAACAGGATCAGGACGCCGCGACGGCGATCCTGCGCGGCATCTTGGACAACGTCCAGATGACCAACCAGCCGCGCGCCGAGGCGGTCGAGGGTCAGGTCAACATGGACGACCTGATGAACAACGAGATCGGGGGCGTCGTCCGCGTCCGCGCGCCGGGGATGCTGCGCGATCTGACCGTGCCCTTTGTGGCTGGCCAGACGCTGCCCGCCCTCCAGTACGTCGATCAGATGGTCGAGGTGAAGACGGGCGTCACGCGCGCCAGCATGGGGCTGGACCCCGACGCCATGCAGTCCACCACCCGCGCCGCCGTCACGGCCACCGTCAGCGCCGCTGCGGGACAGGTCGAGGTCATGGTGGCCAACCTTGCGTACACTGGCATGCGCCGCCTGTTCACCCAGATCCTGCGCCTGATGGCGAAGCACAGCATCAAGGCCGAGATGCTGCGGATCAACGGCAACTACACGCCGATGGACCCCCGCGTCTGGGACGCGGAACTGGACGCGACCGTCAACGTCGGCCTCGGCACTGGCCGCGAGGAACAGAAGACCGCCGTGCTGGGCCAGACCCTGCAGATCCAGTTGCAGGCGATCCAAGCCTACGGCCCCGGCAACCCGCTGGCGGGCATCTCGCAGCTTCGCAACACGCTGGCCGACATCCTGTCGCTGAACGGCGTGTCGAATGTGGATCGGTACTTCCTGCCGATCCAGCCGCAGCAGCCGCAGGGCCAGCCGCAGCAGGGCCAGCAGCCGCCGCAGGGCGACCCGGCGCAGGCCATGGTCGCCGCCGAGCAGATCAAGGCGCAGGCCAAGCTGACCAGCGACGCCCAGCGCATGCAACTGGAGTTCGTCAAGGCCCAGATGCAGGACGACCGGGAGCGCGACCGCATGCTGCAGGACATGGAGATCGCCATGGCGCAGATCGCCGCCAAATACGGCGTGGCCGTGGACACGGCCCGGATCAAGGCCGAGCAGCAGATGAACGGGCAGGCCATGCAGATGGCCGCGCAGCCGCCGCAGGCACCCGGTAACGGGGGCATGATGTGATGGACAAGGTGCAGCGCGCGGCCCACGCCAAGACCCTGCTGGCCGACCCCCTTCTCAATGAGGCGTTCGATGTGGTACAAAACGCACAGATCAGCATCTTCACTGAGAATGTGTGCGATGCTGAACAACTCATGGAGGCGCACCGGATGGTCCGGGCGCTGCGTCTGCTGAAGGACCAGCTTGCGTCGTATGTGACGGACGGCAAGCTGCTTGAGCGGCGCAATGTGAAGGGGCAGCACCGTGTCTGACACGACTGCATTTGACGGAAACGACATCGATGCCGTGGCGGCAAGTCTGATCGACGGGCCGTCGCAAGACGATGAACAGGACGATGAGGCGCTGGTGCAGTCCAAAGCGGACGACGCACAAGACCAGCCCGACGCGACCGAGGACGACGCCGACGACGCCGATCAGGCCGACGCGGCGGATGAGGACGAAGGCGCAGACGAAGGCGAAGCGGACGACGCCGAGGACGAACCAGCCGAGCAACTGTTCACCGTGAAGGTGGACGGGCGCGACCAGCAGGTTCCCCTGAGCGAACTACTCCGGGGCTATTCGGGACAAGCCTACATCCAGCAGGGCATGCGACAGGTTGCCGAGGCCAAACAAGAGGTCTCGCAAGTCTACGCGGCGCTGCAAGCCGAGCGCCAGCAGGCGGCTCAGTTCATTCAGGCCATGCAGACGGGGTCGGTCCCCATGCAGCCGCCGAAGATGCCTGACCAAGCCCTCCTGCAACGCGACCCCATCGGCTACCTTGAGGCCCGCGTTCAGTATGACAACGACCTCGCAGCGTACCAACAGGCCCAGTCGGCCATCCAAGAACTGACTGAACGGCAGACGCAGGCGCAGCAGCAGACGCACGCCGCGTTTCTCGCCGAACAGAAGCAGTTGCTGACGCAGGCGATCCCCGCCTTCGCCAACCCGGAAACGGCGGCGAAGATCAAGCAGGATCTGCTGGCGACAGGCATGGAGGTCTACGGCTACAGCCAAGAGGAATTGCGTCAGGTGGCAGACCATCGCGCACTCCGCGTCCTGCACGACGCCGCCCAGTATCGGCGGCTGATGTCAGGCAAGGCCGTGGCCGAAAAGCGGGCCGAGCAGCCGAAGACCCCGACGCTGAAGCCGGGGGCCAAGGTTGCGCCGCAGCAGGGCAAGCGTGTGAAGGTTGAGCAGGCCAAGAGCCAGATGAAACGCACCGGGAGCGTGGACGATGTCGCGCGCTTCCTCCTGACCTGAACCCACCCAATAGGAGCGACGCCATGTCGATCACCGCGAACACCAACATCACCTATGATGTCCGCACCATCCGCGAAGACCTTCAGGATGCGTACATCTCCATCTCGTCCACCGAGACCCCGTTCCAAGCCGCCGTTGGCCGCAAGTCGGTGGGCAACACCTACTTCGAGTGGCCCGTCGTGACGCTGGCGTCGCCGACCACCAACCGCGTGTTGGAAGGCGAAGACAGCCCCGGCAACGACACCGCGACCAACGCCGTGCGTCTGGGCAACTACACCCAGATCTCGGACAAGGTCGTGGAAGTCTCGGACACCGTCGAGGTCGTCAACGGCGCGGCTGACATCCAGACGCTGGCCAAGCAGGTTGCCTTCAAGCTGAAGGAACTGAAGCGCGACATGGAAGTCATGCTGACCTCCAACGTCGCCGCCGTCGCGGGCAACTCCACCACCGCCCGCGTCACCGCTGGCCTGCCCGCCTTCCTGACCTCCAACGTCTCGCGCGGCGTCGGCGGCGCAAACGGCACCCTGTCGGGCACCACGTCGGGCTTCCCCAACGCGGCTGCGACCGATGGCACCGCCCGCGCGCTGACCGAAGACATGCTGAAGACCGTCATCGCGTCGTGCTGGAACAACGGCGCGGAGCCGTCCATCGTCCTGTGCGGCTCTGCCGTGCAGCAGAAGATCTCTTCGACCTTCACTGGTTCGGC